ACCCAATACTGCAGAATATTCGCTGGCGATGTCCAGGGTATTAGTTGTTCGATTTACTCGTTTAATTACATTTTCACCAATATCATAAAAATAAATCAATTGTTGATCAGGATATGATACAACATCTGTAAAATCTATGTTGTCTTGTTTATCTCTAATTAATATAAGATCTGTAGAGTTATCAATTAGTGTGCTGATTCTAGTACCGTAGATATCGTTGGTAGCTTGAAAAAATAAAAAATTTAAATCTGTATCAACGCCTACTATATTTTCAAATGCTTCAGGATTATCTATAACTCCGTCATCGTCAGAGTCTCTAAAACTTAGTTTGATTTCACTGGTGCTTTCGTAGCCGTCGCTGAATTTTATTGTATCGCTGATTTCAAAAGGAAAATCTTGAATCAGTTGCGTGACAAAATCTTTGCTGGTATTGACCCCTAGAACCTTGATTTGATCTTTTACTACTAACCCCAATTGATCATTATAACGTTTTTCATTTGAGTCAAAGTAAAATCTATTCTGATTAACACTACCAAAAATATAACCAAGCTTTCTAATTCTCACTGTGTAACTGTCAGGCTGTTTGACAAATGCCACTATCCAAGAACTATCTATATTTGTATTTGTAGTATCTCCTGCCTTGCCAAGAATAAAATCATCTACAAGATTTAAATTGTTACTGGTCACTAGTTTCCACTGCGATTCAGAAGATTCATAACGCAATCCAAAATTTTGATTTTCAAAAACTTGATTAACTATTTCTGTTTCTAATGCCGTAGGTAAGTCATTGATAAATCTTGGCAGGATTCGTGTAGCAATTGCACCTGTTGGCACTACAATATTCAACAATATAGGACCAAGACCTTTGACATAGCGGCCGTCGCCGGAAACTTTGATAATTTTTGCCCAGATATAATCTGTTTGATCTGCGTCATTGACATCAGCTGGAACAATTTTTCCTTTTTTAAATCTACTGCCTGCAGGGGCTGTAAATTTCACAGTTGCGTTAGTCAACACATATTTTAGGTTACTAGTTGAATATGCACCTACCAACAACTGTGAGTTATCTACCACATTTTTAAAATAGCCTGTGCTGGTCGCTGTGGAAATAGACTGCCATACTGTGTTGGTATCTGTGAAAAGTATTTTATCAAACTTGGTAAAATAAAAATTGTAAATTTCTGCGTCAGTAAAAACTGGTTCTATGCTGCGTCTAAGAAAGTTAATGATGTCTATTCTACTGGTAAATTTAAATGACAATACTGACTCGTCTTCTTTTTTATAAAGATATCCGTCGTCACCAAATACATTTATACTGCTGTATTTTCCTGTGGCATCAATGATGTCAAAATTTCTGCTGATGCCGCTGCTGGTTCTGTTGACTGATTTTATTTTTACAATGTTTTGCGATCCTAACAAAGGAGCAAGATTGTAATCTTCTGCAGTGATCATTCTATTCTGAGTGTAATACACTGCTGGCGCATTTGCTCGGATGGTGTCTATGTCTTCTGATGCTGCCGAGTTTGCTACAGTGCTCTGTAAAGCCAACCCTATAGTTAGTGTATGTTCAACATTATTTTTGTTTCTGTATAATACAGAAATATTAATACCTCTTAATTCGTTGGGATATATGGTATACGATAAACCATTGCTGGTTCTATAAAATACTCTAAATGCCCCTTGCGGCAGATTTCCGTAAACACCGTCCGCAAACACAAGATCAATATTGTCATTTTCTTTGGTGTTGATAGCATATATGTTGCGTATGTCTTGTGTTACGCTGTTATATGCAATATTATTGCCTACTAGCGATGACACCTTGGTCCATTCTTCCAGTTGGGCACCTTGCGAATTAAGAGAAAATAACCACACATCGTCATTGTTGATATTACCTGCGTCCACTGCAATTTTTTCGTTGGTAGTTGGTACATCTATAGAAAAATCTGCTAGTTCCAAGCTACCTTGCTTGAACTGTATAAAAAATCCTGTGTTAGCACTACCTGGTCCGGATCCATCATTTTTATATATAAATCCCAATTGGTTACCCGGAACTGGAGGCTCTTCATAGATATTTTCACTGTTCTTGAAAGATGTGCTGACTATTTCAAAATTTACACTTCTACTAGCCACAGTCTTAGTAAACGAGAACAAAGGAACATCTGTGCCCACAGTTCGGAATCTATATTGCTCAGTAGGAATACCTTGGATAATCGCGGATCCTTGGCTGCGACCAAATTCTGTGTTGTCGGCCATGGCACTGTTCAACACAGTGAGAAATTGTTCTAGCCAGTTAGTATTGGTAGGGTCGTTCCAGGTTATCAACTGTTGAGCAAGATTCTTGCCATTACTGTCGACGATAGTATCAGTGGTAGATACTGAAACAAATTTTAAAAGTCCGCTGGCGGCTGCGGTACGTTTGGCATTGTAACTGAGCATGCGAGCAATACGCAGCACACTTTCTTTGGTTTCTGCTAGCTCAATAAAGTTTTCACGGCTGGCAAGATCTATGCGGAATGCCAGACTCTGACCTAAGAACGCCACAGCATCAATCAATGCCATGTATTCTGATGATTCTATGTAGTCGTTGAAATCTTCTGGGTAGTTTTCACGTAGGTACGTGATAATAACCCTGCGCAGATTTTCAAAGTCGTAGCTGCGGAAATCCGCGTTTTTAAAGGTCTGATATATCCTGGTCCAATCTTGATTCAGTATGAGATTGTTTTGTCTGCTAGTTGTAGTCATACCAATATTTACCCTTAAAAATAAACTGCTTAGTTAATCACACTGTTGTTTTTGTCAAAGTTCAAGGTCATGCGTTCATTGATGTTAAACGGAATATACACCAAATCTGCTTGAATACGCATGCCTTGATCTGTGCTGTCTATGTTGATTTCAGTGACTGCAAATCTCGGATCATAGTTGATGATAGCTTCTACATCCTTGGCTATGATTTCTTTGACATCTGGAGTAAATGGTTCAAACAGCATGTCCCAGATCACTGTGCCGAATTCCGGATTTTCCAGTTTTTCGCCTTTGCGAATATAAAAATGATTGATCAAATCCTGTTTGACAAGATTGATATCGTATAGCTTAAAGTTCTTATTAGCTTCAGTAGAGCTGAATCCTTTATAGGTGAACTGACCTTGATTCTGCGTTACCGTAGCAGAACGCTGCGCTGCTGTTTGTTGGTTGTATAGTCTTGTGGCCATGTTTTAGGTGTCCCTGTCAGTTTTATCTGGAGTTAATAATTGCGGTGCTCTATGTTCATGCAAGGCCCAAGGCTCATGCATGGGTATGCGTTTCATGAAGCTTTTTACAATGCCGGCTTGGTAACGCTTGTCCCAACCTGCTGTGGTGCTAGTGGCTAAATTGTCTCTGAGATCATAGGGTCTTACAAAGTCAGCAGCCTCGGCAGTTTCTGCGTTTGTAGGACCGTTAAAAAATATTTTAGTACCGTTGACTTTGACTTCTGCGCCACTACCTAGATTGATATCTGAAGTGGAGCTAATTTTAGTTTCTGCTCCGGATGCAATATCTAGATCGTTGTTGGTGGATATTTTAGTCTTGGCTCCGACTAATATATCTAGGTTAGCACCCACTGTGAGTTTAGAATCATTGTTGATTAAAAATTCCATGTCTGTGGCAATTTCTACGTGCCACTTACCTGATTCAGTTCTCATATTAATATTTCTACCTGCTTCTAGATTTATATCTCGAGCAGCACGTATGTTGAGATCTTGCTGTGTATGCACACTGATGCTGTCTTGTGCATAGACATCGATCTTACCGTTGCTGGTAAGTTCTATCCATGCTGTGCCACGAGCATTGGCAATATAGATTAGATCTTCTGAGTTGTGCATCAGGATCTGATGCCCAGTTCTTGTTCTTACTCTAAAATATTCACTAGCAGGGATCGTTGCAGATCCTGTATCACCTTTTTTCTGATTAGTAGGATCTAAAAGATCGATGTATTTCACTGGACCTTCTGCTGCAGATTTTTCTCTGTGAAATCTATCATTGCCGTCATCCATGACCAACTGTGTGCCACCTAATCTACTCACTGGCACAGTAGCCTGACTGTCTGATTTGCCTATCTGTTGTTTTTTAGCACTGGTTCTGCGATCAAGCGGGCCCGGAGTAGAAATACCAAACACCATGCTAGGAGCTTCTCGTCTCGGTGAACTTGTATTGAATCCTCTAACATCATCCTCTAATAGGCCTTGTTCAAGAAATCTATCTGCTATAGGATGAACCACTCTAGGATATTTTTCTGGATCAATTTCCTGTGTGTCGCCATTGATGCGTTTGTTGATTTCAGCCACAGGCAAGGGCAATGTAGTATTACCATATCTTTTTTTATCTTCAGCATCTAAACTGTTTACAGTGCTGCTAGCTATGGCTGGTACCATGTGATTGATGTTGATGCCAGGTACGCAGGCAAACCAATAACCTGCTGCAGGATCGCCATTGACAAACAATACCAACACATTAACACCAACATCCGGCGGTACAAACCACATGCCGTATGATTTCTGTGTGTCGCTGAACCCGTCAATGGTTGACTTTGATCCATCGTTGTTTCCCATGAATTCAAATGGAGTATAACCGAAAAACGGCGATGCGTATTTCACAATAAAAGTTTGACTGTCGTCACCTGATGCGTTTGACTGATCTTTCAATAAGGTAACTTCGATAGATCCCATGAAGGAAGGGTCAAGATGACTAATAACTCGGGCGATGTATATGCCCGTGGTTAATCCACCGCTTCTGCCTTCATCATCAACCGACGGTCTTGATAATTCTGCCATTAATTTTGTCCTAGATCTCGATAATATCTAAAGCCCACTCTTCGTTGGGGTTGATTAGATGTAGTGGTTGGTTGAGCGCCTGTGCTAGAGGATGCAGTGTCAGCTCCGACTGTAGTGCTAGAAGAACTGCTGTCGACCAGTGATGTTTTCGGTGGTTCTTTGTCGCCTATTTCTATGGCTGGCACATCTGCTTTGTCTACCACTGATGCTTTGTCTCCAGTAATAGTTTCATTGACCTCTGGTCCTTGTGGTCCAGGCATTCTAATACATTTCAATTTTTGTTTCCAATTTCCATCATTGAATTGATTTTCACAGCTGACAACCCTATATATACCACCAAATGGGCTTTCCTTTCCTGCTATTGAAAAATCATATAGCCCAGTTAATGTGTTTACATCAGCTGGAGTTCTAAATGTCATGTAGATATAGACGTTGCCGCTTTCATAGTTCATAGTGCCATCGTCTGTTATCTGAGCTGTAGGAGAAGCAGCCCCTACAAAATAATTACTCATTCCTGAATCTATCAACCAATAAGGATCACCAAGTATTTCAAGATTTACCGTGACCATGTCAGCACTGCTGCCACTGATAAACGCTTCTTGAAAATTCTCCGCAACATTCTGTTCAACAGTTTTGTATTCAGATCCACCTTTGAATCCTTTTAATAGTCTAGGATCACGTTTTGGTCTAGCTCTACCAGTTTGTGCAGACTGCACTTCTGCAGCCTGTCCTTTGCCTGTTTTAGTAGAAGAATTTTTTGTTTCAGATGCGTTTTGATCTTGTGTGGCAGTTTTAGCAGCCTCGGCTTCTGGTTTAGGATTTGCTCCTGCATAAAATAAATTATTGATGTCAATACTGAAACTAAGGATATCTACATTTTGTCCGGTATAGATATATTGATATTCTTTGACTACATCTTTCATCAGTTCCGCATACCCCACTGGTGCGGAAGTGGCGTTGGCAAATATGCTTTGATGAACTAGATACGGCACCACTCTGTAAGTGATCCTTTTTGCATAATCGCCTGTGAGCGTATCAGGTTTTAACAATTCTATCTGCACATCTAGCTTAAACCACTTGATAAATCCCTGCGGTGTGAGATTTTTTGGCTCTAAGGCATCAGTGGCATATTCTGAGCTGAGAATAACTTGATTTATGATTGCTGTCAATGACTGACTCTGTCCAAATTGAAAGGCTCGGGTTTTTGGATCTATGGTCATTCCTTCTCTTTTTAAAACACCTGTTTTTTCGTCGAATTGATCGCCGGCTCGTTTGAAAATAGCTCTACCACCAGAACTTTGGTCAAAGCCTAGACTGGCAGAGGCTATGCTGTTCTGATCTAGTAGCTGTGGATCGATTTTGATCATAGAGGTTTTGACCTCAGCTTTTTTATTTTCCACAGCATTTGGATCTACTGTGGCTTTTTTTATTTCTGATTGATTGCCTGCTGAACTTTGCCAGTCACTGGACAGTATAGGAAACTGTATGACATATTCATCTGTTTCAGTAATCTTTCCTTCGGCCTTGAGTTTTTTTTCGTTATTGTTGAGATATGCTACAAGACTGCCTTCGCTGCCTGATAACAGATCAAATACATGGCCTTTGCCGCTAGCAAATATTTTTACATCACTGTAAGTGGTGTTGATAGTATCAGAAAATCCCTGATGGTTATATGGGATGGCTTCTACCTTGTATACACTGCCGCTTTCATTGACCGTGAACTTGGTAGACGATAGTTTCATTACAAAATACTTGGGTTTTATCTGAGACAAATTCTGCCCTAGTTCATTGAATCCTTGAATGTCCATGCGTAACACAAACGGTGCGTTGTCTAGATAACTAAGGTATCCTGCTTTTACTGCGGCATTCTGCATGCTTTGTAACAGCAGTCCCATAGAATGTGGTTCGATTATATCAAATGAAAATTTAACAGCATTGCTGTTACCTGTGGCTTCATTGGCTCCTATCACTGTCTGCATTACAAAGTTGTTAATGTAGTATTCTGGACTGCCAAAAAATGTCGCTACTCTGTCTGCGTCAAACCGTCCTCCAGATGAAAACACTATATTTTTCAAAGCTGATGGATTATTTCTATACGATTTCGGATCATTGAATTGTTCGGAAGTCAAACAAGCAAATGTCCATAGCACATTATTGCTGACAAACACTTCCATGGGGTTGCGAACCAATGCGGGCAGATTTTTCTTGGCCGACGCAGCTGTGGTGTTTGATTTTGTTTCTTGATTAGATTTACCATTTTCCAACACATCAGAGGCTCGTGCTGGCACCTCAAGAGTTTTTCTCACGGCGGTACCTATGCTGAGAACGCTGTTAGTAAATTCTTCAATAGATCGAGTGCCGTCTGGTTTAAAAACTAACTCTTTACCTGCAGGAATAAATCTTGCTACCATTTATACTCCTAAAAACTTTGAAAGGTTTGTTTTTTTAGGCAGGTATATCACAGTTCCTGGTTCAAAATCGTATATGGGGTCTTTGATCACACTCATGTTTCTTTGCACAAACACCCACCACAGTTTGGCGTTACCGTAGACATCGTATGCCAACAGATCTGGACGATGTCTATATTGATTTTCGATCACATATCTAAAATCGTCTGGTTCGGACGGCACCGGTCTAATCTCTAAGAGATCAAGATAAAAATTATTCTGCCTAGTATCAGACCAGGGACTGGTTTTTGCGTATTTGGCCATTAGATGTATCCCACCTGCCCTTCACCGGACATTTTGCCTCTAGCATAGTCTTGTAAGTTGAATTTTCTCAGTCCTTGTCTACTGTATACAGGTGCCACACTGACTGTGATAGTGCTCAACACTGGCACCCAAGTGTACTTGCCGTTGTTGAAAGGATCACATTTGATATAGTTTACATCGTCTTTGAAATCCACTGAGAATGATTTTATAATCACAGGAACCTTGTCAAACACATGACTACCGTAACCTGTGAGATTACAAATGATAGGTGGATTGCCTGCAAGGTCACCTTGCCCAAAAAACATCTTAGTAGCTGTTTTAAAAAATGTAGTTGCTGCTATCCAATAGGCACCGTCTGTGGCAGTTTCGCAGCTGAACTCACCGCTGATCGATATATCATCAACCACACTGTTTTTATAACTGTATTGAGAATAGTTGGCATGAGTTATAGGTATGGTATTGTATTCTGCCTTGGTGCTGACAGTGATGCTAGGCATGTATGGCCATACCACACCGCCAGTTTGTTTGAGAACTCCGAATAACGGACTATTAAAAGTATTCCATTCACAATTTATACGCACTCGCCAATCATCCTTGGATCCTGCTTTCAACTGTATAGCCTGCCCTTGTGGTGCAAACACTTCTGCCCCTTTGGGTATGTTGATGCCTCGCTTGAGACTAAGTATATTGTTGAGCATGCCTGCTGCTCCACTGATCTCACCGGCAGCTTTCATTAATCCACCTGCAAGATTGCCACCAGTAAGTTTGTTAATTGTTCCGGAGATATCTGCTGCTATGTTACTCGTCGAACCTGCAACTGTTCTTAGTTTATCAACTGCACCTCCCACAGCACTTTGTATGGTATTGTTACCACCCATAGCACTGGCGCTGAAGTTTTTTGCACCTCCTGCTAACTGGTTTAATCCTGATTTAAATCCGCCAGATAGATCAGAAACCTTGTCGTCAAGTTTGAGTTTGTCCGTGACAGAAGTAGCGTCTTGCAGAGATGCTTGTCCTTCATTAGTGGCCTGGCTGATGTTTTCTGAAATACCTGCTACCAGTTGTGAAAAAGGAGCCACAGGATTACTGCCGGGCCCCGAAGATGGTGCTTTATCGCCGCCGAATCCAAATGCCGCTGTTAATTTTTCATTAAGTGCGCGATTGTTGGACACTTGTGCAGCGGTGATGCTATCGGGTTTGCCACTCTTTGCATTTATGCTAGCGGCTTCCTCTTCCGGCGTGTTGGGATAAGTCTTACGAGCCATTTTGAGCAGATTTCCTTGTCATATAGACTATTTATTATGATAAAAATGTGCTATTATATAACATATAACGGAGAATTCTAACTAATGATTGTGCCTAAAATTAAGTATCTAACCAACAAAGATTTACTAAGAGAAATACATCTAAGCAAAAATACCTACAGTAGTTTCACAGATCCTGCATACGGAGAATACGATCTAATCGTTACTACCTTAGACAAACTGAACATCCGAACTATTGCAGAAGCCAAACGAAATAGGGCATCTAAAATGTCCAAAGCTGCGCACGAAGCAGCTGTGACCGCAGCTGGTAAAAAAATGCCTGCAAAAGAATTTGAAGTAGACTATCGCAAAGTGAAGAAACAAGATCTAGTTTTTCGTGTGATGACCTTTACACACATACCATTAGCGCCGGGCCGTAAGAAAACTCTTAAAAACACTGCTGACAGTCATGATAAAGTAAACTTCCCGCCTTTTCAGCATTGGAAATATGACGACAACGACAACTTGATCTGTGTGGGCAAAAGTCATTGGAAAGGAGATCTAGATCGTGGAGAGTTTTCCAAAGATCACGGGCAAATGACCAACGACCTAGCTCGCATGTTTATCAAGCTCTGTGAGAGATATGCCACTAGAGGCAACGTCAGGGGCTACACATACAATGATGAAATGAAAGGTCAAGCCATTCTTCAACTAACTCAAATAGGACTCCAATTCGATGAAAGTAAATCTGATAATCCTTTTGCTTACTATACTGCTGCTGTCACTAATTCATTCGTTAGAATTATCAACCTGGAGAAGCGCAATCAAAACATTCGAGACGACATTCTCGAAATGAATGGTATGAATCCTTCATGGACACGCCAAAACAGTGCCAATGGTGGTAAAAACGCTCCTGGCCCAGTCACTATCACAGATAGTTTAGATTGAACTTGACCTTACATTTACATTCTGTTATAATTAATCTATGAATCTCTTTAAGAAAGTTGCATGCTTCACTGACATACACTTTGGATTAAAATCCGGAAGTCGTACACACAATCAAGACTGCGAAGATTTCGTGTCTTGGTTCTGTGACACAGCTCGAGCACAAGGCTGCGAAACAGCTATATTTCTAGGTGACTGGCATCATAATCGCAGTACCACTGATGTCAGCACTATGAATTATACTGTGAGTAACTTAGAAAAACTCAGTCAGAGCTTTGAAAAAGTCTATTTCATTCTGGGCAATCACGATTTATTCTACAAAGACAAGCGTGAAATTAACTCTGTAGAGTTTATGAGGTTGTTTCCTAACATTGTGCCCATACGTGAATTACACACAGAAGGCGATGTCACTATCATGCCTTGGCTGATAGGTGACGAATGGACCACGGTAAAACAACTGAAAAGTAGATACATATTCGGTCATCTTGAACTGCCGCATTTTTACATGAATGCTATGGTGCAGATGCCTGATCACGGTCAGTTGCAGACTGGACATTTTCAGCATCAAGAATTGGTGTTTACTGGACACTTTCACAAGCGGCAACAAAAAGGCAATGTGGTTTACATAGGCAATGCATTTCCGCATAACTATGCAGATGCAGGTGATGATGATCGTGGCATGATGATCATGGATTGGGGCGGCAAGCCCGAATACCATTCTTGGCCTGATCAACCTATATATAGAACCTATAAGCTGAGTCAGATCATCGACACTCCAGACAAGTTGCTGCGTGAAAAGATGCATTGTCGTGTGACCATTGACTTGCCTATAACCTTTGAAGAAGCAAACTTCATCAAAGAACAGTTTATGCCGCAGTATAAACTGCGTGAACTCATGCTGATTCCAGAAAAGGTAGAAGTAGAAAGTGCTGTTAATCCCATAGACATCACATTCGAATCAGTGGATACCATTGTGATGAATCAGATCAATAACATAGACAGCGATACCTATGACAAAAAACTACTGTTGGACATCTATAACGAACTATGATTAAAATCAACAATCTCACAGTACGCAACTTCATGAGCGTGGGCAATCAGACCCAGGCCATAGATTTTGATCGCGGACAACTTACTTTGGTCTTAGGTGAAAACTTGGACCTAGGTGGCGATGACTCGGGTGCTAGAAACGGCACAGGTAAGACCACTATCATCAACGGATTGAGCTATGCTATCTATGGCCAGGCTTTAACCAACATCAAGCGTGACAATCTTATTAACAAGATCAACTGTAAAGGCATGCTGTGTACAGTGACTTTTGAAAAAGATGGTGTCAAGTATCATATTGAGCGAGGTCGCAAGCCTAATTTACTGAGATTCAGTATCAATGATCAGGAACAAGAACTTAGCGACCTCGACGAAAGTCAAGGCGACAGCAGAGAAACACAAAAGGCCATTGAAGAAGTGTTTGGCATGAAACACGAAATGTTCAAACATCTCATTGCTTTAAACACCTACACAGAACCGTTCTTGAGCATGAAGGCTGCAGATCAACGTGCTATTATCGAACAGCTGTTGGGCATTACCATACTTTCAGAAAAAGCAGAAGCACTTAAAGATGCAATCAGGATCAGCAAAGACAGTATTGCAACAGAAAACACAAGAATAGAAACTGTCAAAGCCAGTAACGAAAGAATACAACAAAGCATAGAGTCGCTGATACGCAAACAACGCATGTGGGAAGAACAGAAAGAAACTGCTCTGACCAATTTGCTTAAAAGCATAGATCGACTCAGCGACATTGACATCGATCAAGAAATAGTAAATCAGCGAGCTTTGGCAGATTGGAATACAAACAAAAAAGAACACGAAAGTCTAGCATCACTGAGTGCTAAACAAACTTCAGCTTTGGAAAAAGAACAGCGTATTCTAGACAAACTGGAACGAGAATTAGTCAGTCTAACAGAACACAAATGTCATACCTGCGGACAAGAGCTGCACGATACCAAGCATAATGAAATCATGTCTGCTAAGTCTGCACAGATTGAAGAAAGCCGTGGCGCTATCAACGAACATCTTGAAGAGCTCAGTGTGATCACTGAAGCAATATCGCTGCTAGGCGATCTTGGAGCATGTCCCTCAGTGATCTACGACAGTTTAGAAGCAGCATTGAATCATAAAAATACTCTAGACAGCCTAGAACGTGACATTACAATCAAGACAGCAGAAGAAAATCCCTATGATGATCAGATCGTTGAACTCAAAGAAACAGCCGTACAGGAAATAGATTGGAACGGACTCAACGAGTTGGTGCGTGTTAAAGATCACCAAGAGTTCTTGCACAAGTTATTGACCAACAAAGATAGTTTTGTTCGCAAACGAATAATAGATCAGAATCTTGCGTTCTTGAATCAACGCTTGACCTACTATTTGGACAAGATCGGATTGCCTCACACCGTGGAGTTTCAGAATGATTTAACTGTGGTTATCACACAGCTAGGACAAGATCTAGATTTTGACAATCTAAGCCGTGGAGAACGTAACAGATTGATCTTATCTTTGTCGTGGGCGTTCCGTGATGTGTG